TATCATAACCTTGTAAATCAAAACCATAAAATTGGTCATTGAGTTGTTCTATTATACTGTTAAATCTATAAAAAATCCAAGAATTTTCTTGTGTTGGATTAAAAAAACATATATTTGAATTTCTTATATTCATATCAATATTAGAATCGTTTTTTTCATCTATACCAACTTTAGCTTTAGAAATCTCCAAAGTATCACAATAATTATTAATTAATTTTAATTCTTCATCGGTGAATGGACCGTCCCACCAAGTGTAAGGATATGTGATAAATTCACGTTCATATGTATTATTAAAAATTTTATTGTATCGCATTAATTTGTTCCTTCTGTATTCAAAGCTTCAACGTATAGTTCTTTTAATAAAGTTTTTAACCTATTATTATCTATACTGTCCTCTGAAATATTATCAACATATTTGTTGAGTATTGTCAAAGTATCTTCAGCTTGATCCAACATATCTTCTTCAACACCTTCAGTAATATCGGTAAAATCTTCAACTATAGTAATATCAACTGGGTTGACATTATAAAGGTTGTTCATAAACTTGTCAAACAAATATGGGTTGGTCTTGTTGATTACAACCACTTTTACATACGTATTGGTATATAATGACAAGTCCATTTTGGTTACTTCATCAATAGAATGTTCTTTGTCATCATAGATGATACGATGAAACATCTTGTTTGGATTTCTTACAAAATCAAGTTGCTCACTATCCAAATTGAAAATATGGAAACCACGGTCATCATTGTAGTCTTGCCACGTGAGCTCATAGGGGTTACCCAAATAGAATATACCATCAGCATTAGACTTATGGTGGTAGTGACCACTGAAAGTGTATTCAAATTTCCGAAATAGTCCACGGTCTAAACCTCCTTCACTTGGCATACCACGATACATTGCAAAACCTGCAATCTCAAAATGACCCATGCAATACTTTGCATCAGAGTCTTTCAAAGTTTCCATACTATCTTCATAGTTTTCAGGACAAATCCAGGGCATCATACAGATTTTATGTGACCCAACATAGATGTGTGCTGGATGGTCAATCACATTAAATGATGCACCATATTCACTCAACAACAAATCTACAGAGTTCACATCGTTGGTATTTTTAAAATACGTATCGTGGTTACCTGCAAGAATATGTACATCAATACCAAGATATGCCAAAGGTTCAAAGAACATTTCTTTCGCACGTTTCAATGTGTAGAAGTTCATATACTTTCTACGGTCAAACGTGTCACCAAGAATCAGTACGGCCTGTACTTTTTCTTCTCTTAGCTTTGGAAAGAATGTTTCTTTATAAAACTTCTCATAGAAATCCAAAAAATGAATTGAATCGTTCCTTGCACCAAAGTGCTGGTCGGTAATAATTGCAACTTTCATTTATTTTTTGTACTCATCATAATCTCTCTGCAAAGCGGCAAGACGATTTTCTTCTGCTTGCCACACACGTTGTCTTAAACTGGAACTACTGTATGGATGTTGTCTCTCATGGAAGAACAATTCAACACCATGGTCCAAACACCATTGTTTACCTGTGAAGTCTTTTGTTTTGTATTCATCACCCAAGAATCGAATATCAATGTGTTGTGTCTTTAACAGATTCAACAAATCTTCTTCCGTGTGGTATACAATCACCTCATCAACATACTTGCAGGCTGATACACAAACATATCTCTCATAAATTGAAAGTACAGGTTTGTTTTTGGTGTCAGGTCTATCCACAGTCGGATCAACCTGAATTGCCACAATCAAATAGTCACAATGTCTTTTTTCTTCCCTCAACATTGTTACATGGCCTGCATGAAACAAATCAAAGGTGCTACAATTAAAACCTACTTTCATTAATGATTCCTTTTTCCATCAAATACACATACGAAATATAGTGGTGAATGTGATTGTGTATTATGCACACGATGAAACGCACCATCAGGTATCAATACAACATCACCACCCTGAACATTGAATGTATCACCATCAAGTTCCATTTTTCCGGTACCAGAAACAAAATAATAAACTTCTTCTTGTCCGGCGTGTGAATGTCCTCTGGTGCTTTGACCAGGTTTCAGGTCAGTTGAACTGAGAATTAGATTTTTTAATGTTTTGTTGTCTTTCAACAAATAGGTTTCATTGTCTTTAACAATTTCACCACCTATTTCATATATTCCAATCTTCATTATAACATTACTCCATAAATTTTTCAATACCTTTTGGTTTCTTTGCCGCATCTCTTTCGGCTTTTTTTGCTTTTTTGCCTTCTTCGTAGTTCTCAATAAACTCGGCAATATTGTCGTACAACTCAAACTGTTTTGAAGTGCCATCTTCAAAGTCCATCATCTCAAATTCATCCAGAATACCAATCTGTTCTGTTGACTTGTACTTGATGTATAGTTGTTTCTTTTCTTTTTGAATCCTGCGTAAGAATGCATAGTAAATGATTTGAGTAAAATATGCAAATGGATTCTTGGACTTGGTTGGATCAAAGTTCTCAAAGTACATCAGACAGTTTTCGATACCATCTGAAATCATTTCATCACGATAAGTATAATTGATGAAGTTGGGTTTGTGTGATAGACCCTCGGCAATTTTCATCCAGCATTCACCAATGTAGTTTGGTATGGTTGGTTTGTTCTTGCCTTGTTGTTCAGCAAGTACACACGACTCTTTGTATGTGACTAATGCCTTTAGGAAATCTTCATTATTAATGTAATGTTTTGTTTTACTCATTCAAATATACCATAAAAAGTTGTTGACAAAGGGCTTGACATGTGATACATTTCACGGTGTAGCCCCGATGATATTAATGTATCTTTATTCCTTTGGTGTTATCCAATTCATTTAATATCTCCATTAACTTGGTTAAATCTTCTTGGGATTCTTCCTTAGTTTTCTTTACTACCTCTTTCATCTTACGTACCGTTTCAGTATAATATTCCGAAAGGTCTTCGTTTGGATCAAACGTACAAAGTATATCTACATTTTTGACCACAACGTAGTTATCTTTAATAAGAGGTACTGGTAACCAATGTTGCATTATTAAGCTTGAATTCCTAATTTCAAACATCATAGGCTCGGTTAGTTCTGAATTATCCAGTAAACTTGAATAGTTACAGATAACATCTAATCCGTCTTTGAATCGTACTATTTTAACGGTCATTTTTGAGCCCTATGTTGTAAATTTTAAAAGGGAACTTCTCCTCATTATATATCTTCACTCTTTCAATGAAGTGTTGTAGTGTGAAGTTGCTGTGTTTTTTGTATCTAAGGTCATCTGCAATATCGTAAAGAACGGCTTTTTCTTTGCCTTCAGACTGTCGCAAACCACGACCAATACTCTGTAGATTACGCACTCTACTTTTACTTGGAGATGCAAATATAATATTGTGCAGGTTCTTAATGTTAATACCTGTACTGAATGTACCAAAAGATGCTACAACTATCGCATCGTTTTCTATTTCCATAATTCTACGAATTTCTTCACGTTCATCTGTCTCTACACCACCATGAACAAAGAATATCTCTCGACTATTTGCTTTTTCTTTAATTAATTCGTATAAAATTTTACCGTGTTTCTCAACCATTTGATATAAAATCAATGTGTTTTTATCTAAACTGATGGCCAAATTACGAATAAATCTATTCCTGTTTTCGTTTTTAATAAGATACTGTAATTCTTCAGGGTAAGTTGCATCTTTCATTTCTTCACAAACATCATCGGGATGTTTTAGAACCAGACATTTTACTTCAAAGTCTGACACTTGTTGTGTATCAATCAACTCCCGTGTCGTGGTGACACGTTGGACTGGTCCAAACAACCCTTCTAGTACTAACTTGTGTGTCTTTGTACCGTCAAGTGTTCCAGTGAGTCCTATGCGATACTTAGTTTTTGTTGCAGAAGTCAGAATAGTTGTCAACGATTGTGCTTTGAAAAGGTGTGCCTCGTCACCTATTATGTAATCAAACTGTTCAAAGTATTCTTTAGGCATTTGATATAGAGACTGCCACGTAGATATAATTAAACTTTTGTCTGAATGTTTGGCTTTGCCTTGATATACTCTATGAACGGTCAACTCAACATCAAAGTTATTTTCTGAAGAATAGTCTGCAAAGTCTGAGTACAATTGTTCAACCAAAGAAGTTGTAGGTACAATAATCAAACCTTTAAGGTTCTGATAATCAAGTAATTGTCTGAAAATCAAATAGATGATTAGAGATTTACCTGAAGCCGTTGGTGACAGTAGTAGTGCACGGCGTCTTTGCATTGCGTGAATGAATGCATTTCTTTGGTGTTCTCTGACACTGATTGGTTTGCCGTTTGAGTGTAGATTTAATGTATCAAAGAACTTGTTTGCGTGATAAACTGAATACTCATCTTCTACATCTTCATATTGATAGGTGTATTCTCTTTCTTCACAAAACTCTTTTACGTAAGGAATTAATCCAAGATATAACTCACTGGTTACACGATTGAATAACCTTATCTTGCCATCCCAAATTTTGTTTCTGAAGGCCGGAACAAATTGATGACCTGGTACAAAGAAGGTGAAGTACTCAGACAACTCCATTGCAACGTGACGCTCACATTGCACGTGTGCATATACTTCATTCTTTTTCGTTAATACCAGATTA